CAGTTAGAATTAAGAATGTTAGCGCATTATATGAACGATGAGGACTATATTAATGAAATCATTAACGGAGACATACACACCGCTAATCAAAAGCTTGCAGGACTTAAATCAAGAAGTCAGGCGAAGACGTTCATCTATGCCCTCATATACGGTGCAGGAAATGCAAAGCTTGGATCAGTGGCTGGAGGAGGTAAACAAGCTGGTACGAAACTTAGAGAACAGTTCATTGATAATCTCCCATCATTCAAGGCACTTACAGATAGAGTTGAAAGAGCATCTGGAAAGGGCTACCTCAAAGGACTAGATGGTAGAAAGCTTTATGTTAGAACTAGACACGCAGCTTTAAACACCCTACTACAGGGAGCAGGGGCTATTGTAATGAAGCAAGGGTTAATCCTTTTTGATAGGATGATTAGAGGAAATAACTTAGATGCTTCCTTTGTTTGCAACGTCCACGATGAATGGCAAGTGGAAGTGTTAGAGGAACAAGCTGAGTTTGTAGGTCAGCTAGGAGTGAAAGCAATTCAGGAAGTGCAACGAACCTTAACATTGAACTGCCCTCTAGACGGAGACTATAATGTCGGAGATAACTGGTCAGAAACACATTGATGAGCAACCTTTTCAACTAGATTTATTTAATGAAGATTATAAACTCTGTAATAAATGTAATAGAAATTTGCCTATTAATAATTTTAATTTTGCATCTGGTGGGAATTATCTTAGATCTGAATGTAAGCAATGCAATAATGCTTTAAGGAGAGTAAGAGAAGGGCTAAGAGAAAAGCATGGAATGCCAGATGACAATCATATTTGTCCTATTTGTTTAGGAACAAAAGAAGAAGTGTCTGGTCAGGGTAACAATAAAAATGGGTCGTGGGTACTAGACCATTGCCATGAAACAGAATCTTTTAGAGGGTGGCTCTGCCACAAATGTAATAGATCTCTAGGAGGTTTTAATGATGATAAAGAATATTTACGGAGGGCGATAGAATATCTTGGCTAAATTAAATAATTTAATAGATGATATATACTCTACACTTGAATGTATAAGCAATGGAGAGGACTTAAACATACCTGAAGACTTAGCAGAGGAGTTTGGAGATCGTATGAAACAAGCTCTTTTAAACTGGTCTAAGCCTAAAGAACAGTCTAAGGGTTTGAGAATGAGTAATATAGGTAGACCCTCTAGGCAGTTATGGTACGAAAGCCGTGACAAAGACAATCAAAATAAACTTCCCACCCCGGTTCTTATAAAGTTTTTATATGGACATTTATTAGAAGAACTTTTACTTTTGTTCGTAAAACTATCTGGACATAAGGTTACTGATGAGCAAAAAGAAGTTGAAGTAGATGGCATATTAGGCCACATGGACTGTAAAATAGACGGTCAGGTGGTCGATATAAAGACGGCATCTGGTAGGGCATTTAATAAATTTAAGTCTGGATCTTTAGCAGAAGACGATCCCTTTGGTTACATAGGCCAGTTGTGTGGTTACGAAGAAAATGAGGGAACTTCTGAGGGCGGCTTTCTGGCTATCAATAAAGAAAGCGGTGAGCTTGCCTTATACATACCAGAAGAATTAGATAAGATTAATATTAAAGATAAAATAAATAAAACAAAAGAGGCCTTGACGTTTGACACGCCTCCCCCTCGTTGCTATAATGAGGAGCCAGATGGTAAAAGCGGTAACATGAAGATAAATAAAAATTGTTACTACTGCCCTTACAAGTTTGAATGCTACTCAGATGCGAATGAAGGTAAAGGATTAAGGACTTTCATATACGCCAAAGGCCCTGTTTATCTTACTAAAGTAGAGAAAGCCCCTAGAGTTGAAGAGGTAGCTTAATGAATAGAAAGACATACAAAGAAATCAGAAAACACGCTGATGTTCTTTTATTGGATTGGGTGCGTAGCTTAGTATCTGATGAAGAAAAAGAAAAAATATCCCATAAAAACATGGATGATTTCTTACCTGCTAAAGATTACTTTAGTACCGACAAGGGAAATAGAATTAGTTTCTATACTAGACGTTGGGTAATAAAACGACTCAAGCACCTAGTACAAGAAGAAGGCTATTATCTCAAGCAAATTACTATGAGAGACTTAGAATTAAACCAAAAAAGAAACTAGTTCCTAAACCAAAACGAAGAAAACCTAGAATCAAACGTCCCTATCGTAGATACGAAGGGTATGATTCAGTATGGGAAGCCGTCCTGCATGAGTCTATTTTAAAAGATTGGACTCATCACACCGATAAAATTAATTATGTTATCGAGCATACTTACGAGCCAGATTTCGTTAGAAAGATAGAGAATAAAACTATTCTACTGGAATCTAAAGGTAGGTTCTGGGATCATGCAGAATACAGTAAATATGTTTGGATAAAAAAACATTTACCTGAAGACTATGAGCTAGTCTTTTTGTTTGCTAATCCATCTGCCCCAATGCCGGGAGCCAAAAGAAGAAAAGATGGTACTAAAAGAAGTCATGCAGAGTGGGCAACTGGAAATGAATTTAGATGGTTTAGTGAAGATAGCATCCCTGATGAGTGGATAGATGCTGATGCTAGAAAAGAAGATGATAAACTTGACTTGGAGATGGAATGAAACTTAATGATGCTACACCTGAAGAGTGGGATCAAGCCACTAAAAAAGCATTTGGTTACGATAGAGGGTATACCAATGGCGGTTTGTATTACGATGGAAGATTGGCTGAAGATAATGTAAACAAGCCTCCTCATTATAACAATGGGGATATAGAGTGTATTGATGCCATTAAAGCCATGCTAACCAAAGAAGAGTATATAGGATACCTACGTGGCAACACTTTAAAGTACCGATGGAGAATGTGGTACAAAGGTAAGCCCATAGAAGATTTAAGCAAAGCTGCATGGTACGATGAAAAGTTATTGAAGGCAGTAGAGGCATATATACAGGGAGAAAAATAGTGAAGTCAGGAATACAAGACTATCTAGGAATAAAAATAAATTATGATAGAGAAAATTTACTGAACTCTTTTTCTAAAGAGACACTAAAAGATAGGTATTTCTGGCAAGATGAGACTCATGCTCAAGAAGCTTATGCTAGGGCAGCGGTGTTTGGAGCAACGTGCGGAGCCAATGAATCTACAGACTACGGACTAGCTCAGAGGTTATATGATTATGCAAGCAAAAATTGGTTTATGTTTAGCACACCTATCCTTTCTAATGGTGGCACTAGTAGAGGCTTACCTATTTCTTGTTTTTTAAACTATGTCCCAGATTCCAGAACAGGCCTTAGTGATCACTATGATGAAAACATATGGCTTGCTAGTTCTGGAGGAGGCCTTGGAGGTTATTGGGGTAACGTAAGGAGCAATGGAACCTCAACAAGTAATGGTTCTCAGTCTACTGGTACTATACCTTTTATGCACGTTGTTGACAGTCAAATGATGGCTTTCAATCAGGGAGTAACTAGGAGGGGTAGTTATGCTGCATATCTAGATATATCCCATCCCGAAGTAGAAGAGTTTATTGCGATGCGTAAAAGCACAGGTGGAGATTTAAACAGAAAGTGTCTTAATCTTCATAATGGAATAAACTTAACCAATGATTTTTTAGATGCCGTTAAAAACGACAGTGATTGGAGACTTATAGATCCAAAGACAAAGCAAGCTGTAAAAACTGTTTCGGCAAGAGAGCTATGGTTCCAGTTAATTCACACAAGGGCAGAAACTGGAGAGCCTTACTTAGTAAACATAGATAATTGTAATGAAGCTCTTAATGACTTTCAAAAGAATTTAGGTCTACACGTAAGGCAAAGTAATCTATGTTCAGAAATAACTTTACCTACCGATGAAGAAAGAACAGCCGTGTGTTGTTTATCTAGTGTAAATCTAGAATATTTTGACTATTGGAAAGACAATGAAGAGTTTATTTTTGATTTAATTACAATGCTCGATAATATATTACAGCATTTCATAGACGATGTAATGGACGATAGACCTTTGCACGTTCCAACTTCACTAAAGGAGTTTATGAATTATGTTCCAGAAGATAAAAAAGGATATGCAAAAGCCGCTTATTCAGCATATAGAGAAAGGGCAGTTGGTCTTGGGGCGATGGGTTTTCATGCTTATTTACAGCGCAACAACATACCTTTTTCGGGTATGTATGCCGCTTCATTCAACAACAGAGCTTTCAAACACATCAAAGAGGAATCAGTTAATGCTAGTAAAGGGCTTGCTAAAATTAGGGGTGAGTCACCTGATATGCTTTATAGTGATATGCGTAATTCTCATCTCCTCGCTATTGCCCCTAACGCTTCTAGCAGTATTATATGCGGTGGAACAAGCCCTTCTATTGAGCCATTCCGGGCTAATGTATATACGCACAAAACTTTAACAGGCTCTTACAAGGTCAAGAACAAGTATCTTGAAAGACTTCTTGAAGAAAAAGGAATTAATACAGAAAAACTGTGGAAACAAATCGCAGCCGCAGACGGCTCCGTAAAAGATATCAAAGAACTTTCAGATGATGAGAAAGAAATATTCTTAACGGCTCCTGAAATAAATCAATTAAATATTATTGAACACGCCTACAATAGAAAAGATTATCTTTGTCAAAGTCAAAGCGTTAATTTATTTTTTGAACCTCCACCAGCTACAGCCTCTCAAGAGGTGCATGATGATTACTTAAACTATGTAAGTAACATTCACTGGCTAGGTGCAAACAAACTCAAATCTCTTTACTATTTCAGGTCTAGTGCCGCTAGAAATACTGAAAATGTAAATATCAAAATTCCAAGAATCAACTTAGAAGACGAGGGATGTCTAAGTTGTGAGGGATAACTAAACTAAAACTTAATTACCAAAGGAGGTAAAATGAAATTAGTTGTTCCATTCCTAATGTTTTTAACTTTGTTAGGTTGTTCTTCTACTTCTACTGAAACACAAGGTAGAATTAAGAAATCTTATAATCAAGATAAATACATTATGGTTTGTAAAACCTACGGAGCTACAAGAGATTGTAAGCCAGTAGAAAGAGATGCAGTAAGAAGAGATCTACAAAGAATTTTCCCTAGAGTAGGTTAAGGAGTAGCCATGTCCAAAGTAGTTAATTTATTTCCAGAAGTTAAGAGTGATCCTAATAGTTTACTTGAAAACGCCAAAGATCAATATAACGAAGTATTAGTAATCGGATGGGATAAAAACGGAAGTCTATCTGCTAGATGTACTTCTAATTTTAAAACAGAAGAAATGGTGTACATGGTCGAGCTATTTAAAAATAACTTGTTGTCTTCTACGATAATGGAAGAAAGATAATGAGCTTGCTAAATAGTAGGGGTTATTATAAACCTTTTGATCACCCTTGGATGTTTGACTACTATGTGCAACAAAACCAAATGCACTGGTTCCCTGAAGATGTCCCTCTACATAATGATGTAAAAGATTGGCAGACTTTAAGTTCGTCTGAAAAAAATCTACTTACTCAAATTTTTAGATTGTTTACTCAATCTGATGTAGATGTCTCTACCGGGTATGTGGATAGGTACATGAGAATATTTAAGAAACCTGAAGCTAGAATGATGATGGGATCTTTTAATAACATGGAAAGCATCCACCAACACGCATATAGTTTGTTGCTGGACACCGTAGGTATGCCAGAAGTTGAATACAAAGCCTTTGCAGAGTACGAAGCTATGGCAGATAAACATGATTATATTGACAAAGTAAGAGTATCTAAAGCAGATAAAAAGTCCATTGCTAAAGCCCTAGCAATTTACTCAGGCTTTACAGAGGGCTTGCAGTTATTTTCTAGCTTTATTATCTTACTAAACTTTCCTAGATTCGGTAAGATGAAAGGGATGGGTCAGATAATCACCTATAGTATACGTGATGAATCTCTTCACGTAGAAGCTATGACAAAACTTTTTAGAGAGTTTATACAAGAGAACATAGATCTATGGACTGATGAATTTAAAAAAGAAATTTATCAATCCTGTAGAGACATGGTAGACTTGGAAGATAGATTTTTAGAGTTAGTCTTTCAGATGGGAGACATAGAAGGCCTCACAAAAGAAGATATGAAAAAGTATATAAGATATATTGCTGATAGAAGGTTGTTGCAGTTAGGACTAAAGCCCAACTACAATGTCAAAGATAACCCTTTAGATTGGTTAGATGATGTACTGGGAGTAGAACATCAGAACTTTTTTGAAGGTAGAGCAACTACTTATATGAAGGCAGGTCTAAGAGGCGATGCCTCCAAGGTGTCTTTCGCATGAAAGAAGGTAATATACTATCCTTTAGGGTCTTCATTGACTCTAAAGGATTTTTAATGACTGAATATACAGTGCTGCCGGAGGATAAAGTATCTAGTGTATTTAACGGTAACGATATTCCTGTAGTAAAAAAGGTAGTAACAGAAGGACTGCCTAAACTACAGGGGCTGCACAGAATATTAGAAGAAGAATTATCAGCACTGAACCACATTTTTTAAACATAGGCTTCCTTAAATGGCATATAGTGACAAAGTATTAGATCATTATGATAACCCAAGAAACGTGGGAAAGCTAGATGAAAATGACTCTGATGTGGGAACTGGTATGGTAGGCGCACCCTCTTGTGGTGATGTTATGCGACTTCAGATAAGAGTAAGTGTAGATGGTATTATCGAGGATGCCAAGTTTAAAACTTACGGATGCGGATCGGCTATCGCTTCAAGCTCTTTACTTACTGAGTGGGTTAAAGGGCGATCTTTAGAAGAAGCAGAAAATATAAAAAATACTGAAATTGCAGAAGAGCTTGCCTTACCACCTGTTAAAATCCACTGTTCTGTATTAGCTGAAGATGCTGTAAAAGCAGCTATAGAAGATTATAAAAATAAATCTACTTAATAACTTCCCCTATATAGAATTTATTACGCAGCAGCATTCTTTCACTAGTCTCCAAAAGAAACTTAGAGTGATCTTCCATCAGCCTTAATAATAGTTTGCACTCTTCTTGATCTTGTGCTGAACCATAGGCGGTGGCTAAGTGGCATAAAGCATCAGTGTTACATCTAATTACAGCATTTTCTACAGGTTCTGGATAAGCGATATATTCCTCCATCATCACCATTTGACCTTGTCAGCCCACCAAGCCGCACTCATCTTTCCACGCTTTATGTTTTTAGCGTGTCTAGCTTTAAAGCTCTTACGCTTTGCTTTCATACGAGCAGATTCACCCTGTTTGGGTTTCCCTGCCGTTCCTTTAAGGGTTCCGACTTTCTTTCCCTGTTGTCCAAATCTAATGGTTTTGACTTTGTCACCCTCTTTAGCGACAACCACATGGCTCTTTGTCGGGTGATTCGGTGTGCGTTTCGGTTTGTTATATCCACTTACTCCTGCCCTCGCTAGTCTAGGATCACGTTTAGATTTACCGCCTTTCTTATACTCTTCTCGCATTTTTACTTCCTATAAGATCTAGTTTTCCTTGCAATCTTTTTGGGTTGCTTACTATGTTGCTTACCTTTTTTAGTGTCCTCCCTTTTCTTACGAGTTGTAGCAGCATATTCTTTACTTGAAAGAGCTTTGATAGCTTTTTCGGGCAAGTAACGCTCTCCAGTTTTACTAGACTTCTTACCAGATTTAGTTCGCCACTTTTGCTGAGTCCATTTCTTTAGAGACTTCTGAGATTTTTTAAGTGCCATTATTGATTATGCCCCTTATCCCTTTGTTGCTTTATCCAAAGCTCTATTTCTTCTTTATCTCTTTGAGGTTGTTGACTTTGTTTTGCCATGCTTCCTCCTAATAGCTTCCTTGCCTTGTTTAGCAATTTTGGCTTGCTCATTCTTACCAGCTACTCTGGCCCTTTGTTCCATGACAGTAAGGATTTGAATTTTCCTAGCAAAGGGCTTGTTAATTCTTTTAACTTTTGCCACAGTTTTCCTAGCATCTGTCGGAGTTTTGTAAGATATTCGCACAGTGTCTTTTGGATTTTCATCAGTGTACAGCCTCCTTCCGCTGCCTTTAGGTTTTTTTCCAGTGCCTACTTTAGGATCTTTTTTTCGGGCCATCAGTAGTATGCCTTTTTTGTATCGGGAAGTCAGCAAATAAACTTGCACCTTTATGAGGGACAAACTTACCTTTATGCTTCATAAACTTATAAGTTCCGTCTTTCTGTTTCATCCAGTGATACCCCGGTGGTGCTTTAATTTTCATCCTTACCTCATCAGTTAAACAAACTTTAAATAATTTAGAATAGTCTTTATTGACCGTCTTTATCCATCTTTCAATCGAGTACATAATAATTTCTCACAAACACAAACATCTCTATTACAAATAGGACATTTCATTTTTTTCTCCTTACCAATGATGTAGTATCCCTGCTACTATAAATAAACAGGTAATAAAATTTACTAGAACAATAACTGTCCTAAACAGTGCAACGATATCGGCTTCTTTGGTATTATCGGATGCTTTCTCACCAATAGATTTACACCAAAGCCGCCATAGTTTTTTACTTGTACCCACCGCCAGCGTCTTTATATTGCTTGGCTAACATCTGGGCTTTACGAGCCGACCATTGCCCCGGCTTACCGCCCTTTGAACCTGCTTTGATCTTATTAAATAAGTTTTTACGCATGGTAGGCTTGGTATAGTTACCTGCTTCATTTACTCTGCTTTTACTTTTCTTCTTTTTTGCCGGGGCTTTCTTTTTTGGCATCTGATTCTCCAAAGGCTTTTTTGTATTCAAAGATAATCTTTTCTTCACTAGTCATAAAAGGTAGTACCTCTTTGCACCATTTTAGGAATACAATAGGCTGTAATATTTTTTTGACCGTGGTAAATTTTATCATAAGTTTTTGGTTTATGTCTACCTGTCTCTACAAGGTGGGCGAAAAAATTGCATCTGTAGCCACTACGGAATAGCATTCTTTGATCAGAAATAACTTGATCATTAACAGAAACAATTAAAAGAAAAGCGAATATCATTTAAAAAGAGTATACATCCATGAAAACATAACTACGATACCTACTGCACAAATAGCATACATTAAAACTTTAAGTATTAATTTAAGTTCTTCTTCTCTTTGTCTTCTTTTAATTTTTAATATTTTTAATCTTTTTTCATGCTCTAGGCGACTCTCTTCAACCCGATTCATAATCTCGTTGTAGTCTCCAGAAAGTCCTTGCATCAGCATTATATCTTTTAATTGCTGATTAAAAGTAGATAGCTGTCTCTTAGCTATTTGTATTTGCATACTATCCTGCACAGATAGTTTACCTACATATTTTTTTTCAGTTTCTAAAACTTTATCGTTAGCTTTTGCAAAGTTTCCAATAATATTCGCAAAGGCAGAGGCATTCCCACCAGCCTCTTTAGCTGCTGCAATCGCATCGTTTACCCCTTTTATTAGGGATACGCAAGCTGCTACTTCAGCCAGCATATTTACCTAGCGTATAGCCAAGTAAAAACCCAAATACGAGCATTACCTCCAACATAATTTTATTTCTTCTTTAAACTAAGTAAACGATCAACTCCTTTAATACCGAATGAAGCTGATATACAAATAAAAAGTAAATACTGGTAATAGTCTGGAAGCTCATCTAAGGCTTCAAAGGCCAATTTAGTTCTTGCAATTATTGAAGGATCATCTACAATAATACTGTACCCTATCATAAAAATGGGAACGCTGAGTACCAGTGTCCAAAATTCGTCTTTCCAACTGTTTGCAGAAGCATCAGCCATCTTAGCTTCCCAATCAGCGTTGTTTTGAATTGTTTGAATCTGGGCCTCATGCTTTGCTTTTGCAACTTCTCCCCTATTTTTTATTATCTGTCCTGCTACATTAGCAACAGGAGATATTAGACTAGTTATCCAGTTCATACGTTTTCTAACCTCTTACAGAGCCTCTCAGCCCTATTACCTACCTGATTGTACCATCTTGAATCTCTAGCCTCAGTAGCTGCCTTAGACCAATCATTACTTTTAAAATACTTTATAGTATTCTTAAACTTTGAGAATCTGGGACGGCCTAAATTAAACATCATATTAACGCAGATCTCTTGTACTTCACCGGGAAACCCACACCAAGTTTCTTTTCCAAACATTACTTCGCACTCAGAGATAGCGATGTCTAAATCTTTTTCAAAGCACTCTTGAACTCTTTCTTCTGAAACAGTAGCTCCCATAGGCTTACCGCTTTCTTCATCAGTATCAAGAATAAGATGGCCTACACCAAAAGTAGGGTAGCCTAGATGATCCATATAAATGTAATACTTTACTCCCTCATCTATTTTAAGCTGTTCAAAAATACTTTCTCTATCCATTTCTAAAACTCAAAGACCTTAAAATTTTTCCACCGCCATATTTAAACGAGCGTGGATCGTCAGGATTAAACTCAGATGCAAAAGACCTTTTAAATTGTTGAGGTTCAAACGCAATAAAAGAAAATGCAGGAGTTTTACCCTCACCTTTGTTTAAGTATTTAACTCCATCAAAACCTTTAGTCTGTAAATACTTTTTAAAAATAACATTAGCATTGGCCTGTGCAGTATGTTTGGCAAGAGAGTAAGTTTCTCCATCTAAATCTATTCGATTCATTATTCTGTAGTAAGCCTTAACGCTTGGTTTAACCCTAGCTGCTATTTCAGCTTCTATTTTTGAAGCTTTATCTCCTGTTTGTTTTGCTATCTGTTTACTTATTAACTGTAAGTCTTCCTTATCAGTAAGTAAATTAACAGCATCCCAAACGCCATAGTCCCTATCAATAACTAATGGGTTTTTGATATTAAGGTATCCTCTTTGCATTTGAGGAACTCTAGCTAATTCTAGTATGTCAGTTGCTTGAGCTTCTGTACCAAAGTGAGGCCCTAACTCTCTAGGGAAAGCAAAGTTAATTTCAAAGTCAGTTTCTATACCATCCCCTGTTGCCCTGAAAACTTCCTTTTTTACTTTAGAGTTTTTTAAAAACTTTCTAAGACTTGCTGATCTGTCATCAGGAAGATCACTTTGTAAAACTGGTTCCTTAGTTTTTGGCATCCTTAAAAGCAATCTGCTAAATATTTTAGACTGTTCTGCTAAGTCTTCATCAACAATCGTACCGCTTTGAGAAGCTCTCATTTCACCTATAGCATTTTTTATTTTATCTCTTTCTATCTCAGGACTAGTATCCTGTCCTTTTCTTATGCTTTGTGACATATTAAAAAGAGATCTTGCTTTTATAAAAGAATCTTCAGGACGTTCTCTAGCCCCTATTGAATCTAAAATATCCTCTATATCACCGTCCAAGTCTTGTGGATCAGTAAAGCTTCTGCCTTCCATAACCGCTTTAACTCTATCTGCGATAACCTCTTCTTGTTCATTTCTCGTATCTGCAAATACTCTCGATCTTCTTCTAAGTTCTTCTGCGGCTTGTTCTGCTGTATCGTCATCAATGTCCTTTATAGCTAGTTGTTTAATAATTTTTCCAATAAGTTTACCGCCTACATTAAATCCAAGACGGCTTAAAGGGTCTTCATCTTTGGCTTGATCCTCGTATGTTTGCCCTGTCATCTTATCAATACGTTCTCTAGGGACTTCCGGGGCATTAGGAACTTTAAAAAACTCTACAATGCCTCCTGAAGAATAATCTGGTCTATATTTATTCCTTTCTCCTGCTAAAAGTTTACGTAGCTTCCTATCTTTATCTTTAAAAAAATCATCATATTCATCTTTTGCCTTCTCACCTAGTATTGGTTCAATAGCAGTATAAGGTACAAACTTTTGACTCATCGTAGATATAGGAGAATCAACTTTAATTGTTCTATAAATATCTCCTAGTATTGGCCCTCCAAGTCCAGTTACAAAAGGAACACTACTTCTATATACTTCTGAAGCCTTACTAGCCCTTTTATACTGATCAAAGATAAGACCATTTCCTCCCCAACGTGCAATAGCATCTAATATAATTTCACTGTCATCTTTATTTTTAACGCTTTCTCCATGAGTCCTGACATAGTTAGTTGCTGCTGCCATGCCTGTCATCATAATTGTAGTGGCTCCTATTCTGGGAAGATTAGCAGCAGGATCTCTTATAGAGTCGGTTAAAAATCTTTTAAGTATTGTATTACTAAATGCAGCAGGGTATCCCATCAACTGAAAGAAAATAGAAGTTTTAGGGTTGCTCATAAGATTAGGTTTTAATCCAGCTTCCGGGCTAGGATTAAGAATAATTTCATTAGTATATCTACCAGCAGCCTTTAACACATCATTCTGATAAAAATCGTCAGATCTTTTAGCTCCTGCTTTATACCAATCTAACGCCTTATCTATATCAAGACCAAGCTCTATAAGCTCATCCATATGTCTTTGAGTGCTTGCTACAGGAGCGTCTATTGTGGCTGCAATCTTTCCTAGATTATCGTTTATCAGTTCTTTAGCTGTAGTAAAAGAAGCAAGCTGAACAGCCTTAGTCCACTGATCTAGAAAGTTAAATCTAAAAAATAAAT